GTTCAGATTCTACTATAACATAATTAGGACCACATACTATAATTTCTCCTGTAGCATTTTGTTCTTTTATATTAACAATATCTCCTACTTTAAATAGTTCGCCTCCAACATATTCTTCTCTTCTTTGAGAAACAACTGGTAAATCAACGTGTTGTCTAAAAGTATTTTCTAATTTTAGACCCATACCCTTTCTTACAGCATTGAATAGGTCAGTTGGATTGAACTTAGCCGGCAATCCTTTTGCAAAACCAGCTAAGTCGTTCTGTTGAGCGGTCATTCGCATTTTAGAAGCAGACATCCCAGTAGCTCCTTCACTATCTGGGTCTCTTTCTCCTGCACTTACTACATTTATAGCACCTTCGAAATTATAGAAACCGTGTCTAGCATCTACACCATTATATTTGTTTAATAGTATATCAAACTCATTTACACGGTCACTTCCTACAACCATTGTTAATTTAGTATATCCTTGGTCGTACAATTTGACTGCAATATCCAGTACTGTACGAACATCTTTATCTGACATTATCTGACGCGCATGTTTAGGAAACATTTTGCGTAAGAATTTTAATTTATCTTTAAATTTTAGTGGATTGTTTTTAGCATCTTCTGATTTTGATGCGTATATTCTATAACTACCGCCTCTTGATTGTTTTTTGATTTTATCAAAGAGTTTTTCGTGGCCTATTGTAGGCGGATTGAAACGCCCAAAGGCGAAAGTTATTTCTTTATTGCTTTCAGTTAAATAATCACTGAATGACTTTATCGACATATGTATCCTCGGTTCCCATTTAGCCTGGATTATCCCAGCCTTTTATAATATCTTTGCTGAAGTTGTTAGTAGAGAATTCTAATCTGTCTACTAATTTAACAGCACCACCTTCCATTCGATCAATAGCCACAAAGCCTTCAACGCCGGTGACTTTAAATCCGGATTTAGTTTTAACAAACGTACCCATATTTGATAGTTTGTTTAGTTTATTTATAATAATTAATTTGCTATCTGTCACATAATTATGTAAATCAAATATTAATTCCAATTGGTCTAAATTATCTTTACTAAAAAAGTCTAATAGCTCATCTCTTTTATCTATTTGTACTTGTTTACCAGCATCTGAACTTCTTTTATCGATAGCTTTTGCATATCTATCTTGTACAAACATAATTAAACCTTTTGCATGTTTAGCAGTATTTTCAATTCTTTGACCTTCTCTTACTTTTCTATTATTGTAGATATTGATTATTAGGTTTAATTCTGTATTATCTTCAATTTCTTTTAATGATTTTGATGCAATCTTTTGAAATACTCTACCAGCATTTGATAGATTTGAATTTAACATAGCTGTTTCTGATGCAGTTAATGTTGCTGTTCCTGATACATCTTTTAATGTTGCATCATCTTGCCAAACGTCTCTATCTTTTTTTAATTTACCAACAATATCTCTACCAAATTCAGCCTTCATTGTTTCAAATGATTTACCGCTATATGATGTATGCCAAACTATACCAACCTTAGCTCTTTGTATATCTTTTGCTAATCTACTATCAAGTGGTACAGCATATAAGATAGTATTAGGATGGAAAGTAATATATCCAACTCCATCGATTCTCTCCTTTTTTAAATCACTTGCATCAAACATAAAATCTCCTTGGATAACATCTTTGATGCCCAAGTCTTTTAAATGGTCGAATGCAAGTTTTAGTTTTTTACTTAAATCACCTGATGTATCTGCATCGATATCAGCATGACTCTTATAAACCTTTGGATTCTTTGCAAAGATACCTTTCTTCGCTACGAAAAATTGACCATCTTCTGGGTCTTCTCCAGCAAAAACGGCGGGGGCTCCGTCCCACTTGACAGTAATATCTATAGGTGCTTTAGTATTACCACTCAACATATCACGCATACTTCTTAACGCGTTGATAGCTTGGCGAGCCCCCTTAACTCCTCCGTCAAGTATTAAATCCTCAATATGAGTCATATGAGTATTTTTACCTGCGGCTTCTGATAAGTAGTTCTTTAATGTTTTCATTCTTGTCCGAATTTCTTTGGTAGATTAAAATGTTTCATGAAAGGAGGAGTCACTGCCCAACTTCCATCTTCTGATTTTACATAACAAGCTGAACCAGTTTGTTGTCCATATCCTCTAATATGTAATCCAGCTTTCACACCATGTTTATCAATAGGATATGTTTTCTTAAGTAGTTCAGTTATTGTTTCTGTTGGCTCACCCTTTAAAAAGCAATTTGCAGTAGCAGGATGATTTTTACCAAATTTATTTGCTCCACTAAATACTTCAGTTGATTCGTCGTTATCTAGCCAGATTCCAGTATTGTTCTTTTTATCTTTTACAAACCAATGCATTGTAGGACTTCTTTCTCCAATCTCTCCATCATTAAGTCTTTTATGCATATCCATTATAATTCTAATTGCTTTACTTTCACCAAATATCTGTTCAAATCTTTCTGGCTTCATCCAATTTTCTATAAAGGTTGCATTATCAGCTTTTAAACTGTATTTTAATTCATCACCGTATCCTTTTAAGTTTTCAGCTAGTTTTACGTATAAGTCTGTTTTAGGATTACCACCTATGCCTTTTGGTGTAGGAGGAGATGATAATTCAGTAATATGATATTCTTTTCCTTTGTGTTCAAATTCCCAATTACCACCTGAACCATTTATAAACACATTAGCAATTTGTCCTTCATGTCCATGACCACCTTTAAAAGGCTTCCAGACGTCTGGATTAATTTTATCTTTTAAATCTACTTGAATGTAATCTACTTTTTTACCGGACGGTTTTAGTATTTTACTGAGCGGTAGTCTATACTCTTCTCCTTTATATTTAATTTTAGCAGTATAGGACTTACCGCTCATTTCTAAATCTTTTTCTTCACGGTCTAAGATTTTAAATTCTTGACCCTTTTTGATTTCTTTATCTGTAGGTACACCTTCTAAGTCTAATAAAACTGTAGTTTTATCAGCTTCGTAGTCCATATTTTGGTCTGCAGCTTTTTCTACATATTTGTAGAATGCACCGGTTGGTTGTGAATAGTTGACTGTTCTTCCGGATAAAGTTGCTTCGTATATAAAAGATTTTAAGGTTTTCATAGTACTCCCGTTAATATTTAGATAATACTATTTATAAACTTTTAATTGTCAGTTTTCTTTTCTATCCAAAAAGGATTGGGTATTATATCACCATTAGTTTTGAAACAAATGATTTTTTCGTCGTGTAGTTTTTTGACACATCTTTCGGCGCCCTCACGAACGCCAATATTGAATGATTGATATCCACACGCAGCAACAATAATTACTAAAAAGACGTATTCCATTATTATCTCTGATAGATGTATAAGTCAATACGCTCAGCATGTCTAAGAGGTAAAGACTGGTCGTAAGCCCTAGGATGTTTGCCATCAGCTCTAGCATGCTTGGTACGAGGACCTCTTGCTTTAAGAGCGACGCGATACTGTTCGTACCATTGACTCCCATACCCGTCTTTCTTCTGACGGGAACCATATTTAAATCTTCTTAAATCCGCATTAACAACCTTTATTGTTTTACGAATAGTTTCAATTTCTAACATATCTGAAGCACTTTTAGTATGAAAGGTTTTTATATAACTGTCTGAATATCTCATTTTAGTGTATTGGCCTCCCACCTAATGTGTGTAAAAAGAATTGATTTGGAATATCGTGACCAGTTCTTCTAAGAACAGATTCACACATTTTATCCCAAGAATCGTTTGTTGTTTCTGGATTATTATCTCTAGCCCAAGCTAATTCAACTAAATCTAATTCAATTTCCAATGGTATATCTGTAGCGATATGTGTTAATACTAATAGATTTTCCATGATTAGTCTCCCATCTCTTCGAATCTTTTTTGAACGAGTTGTTCAACCACTTTATCTCTATCAGTGAAAGCAACTCTTTCATCGAATGAATCACAAAGGCCTGGTTTTGAACCACCCAGTAATTCGATTAATATTGACCCAGTATTCATCGCCTCAACTTCTTCAGCGATGTTCTCTAGAATCATTGTATTTGTGTTATTTGACATTTTTAACTCCTTATTTAATTATCTAATATGTATATTATATCATACTTTTTCGCAAATGTAAACGTTTTTTTCACCTAAAAGTGAAAATAATTAGCAGAATAGTGTTGTTTAAAAGTAAGGGGAGCTGAACGCTCCCCCATGATGTCAATAATAAAGGAGTGTTATACTTCTTTTGCTATAAAAGTGTATACACCGTAAGCAAGGGCTACCCAAGCTACTATGTCAACCAAGCCACCTAGTAGTAGGTAAGATAATGATAAACCGACGATAAGTCCGCCGTCCCATGAAGTTCTTTCACTCCATCTGTCCATTACCCATGCTTTTGCTGTATTTAACATGTTCATATGCATTTATTCTCCGTATTTAAAGTTTAAAGTCGGCAAAGGAGTCATTACTTTCTCGTTCACCAAACTTGTTAATCGGCTTATCTGGCACCATTTCAGTCATGATGTCTGATTGAGCCGACTCCTCTACATCGTATAATTTCATGCGGGAACGGTCCACACCAACCACAAATCTTTTGTATTTGGTTGGATCGTTATATCTATTTTTCAATTGTTTTACTAACAATTGACCCAATTCTTCTAGTTCCTCTGTTGATATGAGAGCAAACATTAAATCGGCCGTTGCCGGTAATCCAAACGATTCAGATGTATCCTCAAGTCCGACATCAGTATTGCTATATCCAGACCTAGTGGTCTGTGTTGCCGATACTATCGGTACATTGAATTCTACAGCAAGGCCACGCAGTTCTTCTGCGATAGCTTTAATGTAGGTATAACTATTTATACTTCCACCCATGCCACGCATGCGACTTGATGCACAAATATTTAAATAGTCAATATAAATCATATCAGGACTAAAATTCTTTTTGAGACGTAGCTCATTAAGTAAAGCTCTGAAATGACCTGTATGCGCTGAGCCAGTAGGATATTCTTTTACGATAAGTTTACCTACAGAGGCTTTTGCAATTTTACCAATCTTATCATCAAATACATTTTTAGGTAATGAGTTTAACGATTCAATTGGAAGGTTCATAAGATTAGCATCAATCCTTTCAGCTATTCTTTCTTCTGCCATTTCCATGGTCACATACAATACATTCTTACCTTGTTGTAAGACTGATGCTGCGCAATGACACATGAATAAAGATTTACCTACACCCGTGCCCGCAAGCGCGATGTTAAGCGTTTTATTAGGTAAACCACCCTTAGTTATTTTATTAAAATATTCTAAATCAAAAGGTATTCTATCTTCTTTACGATTATAGAAGTCAAACCTTTCATCACTATTGTCAATATAATCATGACCTATCTTTTGGTCAAATGATACTCCAAGAGCTTCAGATAGTATTTCAGGTATAGCACCTTCACTTCTTAATTTATCTTTACCATCAATGATTGTTATCGAATCCATGATAGCATTATAGACTGCTCTTTCTTTACACCATTTTTCTGCTTCAGTAATTAAATAATCAGTATCAACATCTGATTTATCAGCGATTTCATTTACTAATCTTTGAGCACTATTTAATATTTCTTCTGAAGCATTGACCTTTTTAAGTTCAAGTTCTAAGATTTTTGACGTTGGTAATTTATTATGTTTGCCAACAAATTGTACAATAAGGTCGAATACCGTTTTGTGAGTACCCTCAAAATATTCATTTTTTAAGTATGGTACTACTCTTCTACAGAATTCTTCGTTATGAAGAAGATGATTCAGTATGTGTGTCGGTAGTTGATTCTCCATGTCCTATTCCCATTATTGATTGATTAGTTTCTTTAGCGTATTCTAAAGAATCTGTTATTATATATTGTAGTACGGCGCCTAAATAATTTTTGAATGCTTCATCATTATTAAGTTCGTCTAAAGTAAAATTATCACCTGGGTCTTGAACAGTAAAATTAAAACTTAATGTTGCCATATCTAAGTTTTCGTCTTCTTTAACTCCAACTTGTCCATATACAACTATTATATCTTTCCAAGTTCCAGTTTTAAGTAGTACCCCGTGAAATTCACTTGCTTCGTTTTGGACTATACTATAGTCTTTATCGGTTATTTTATACATTATTCTGACTCTATATCTAAATCAATATCAATCATTGGTCTATGACCGATTGAATAATATGTTTTGACAAATTCTTTAAAGTCAGTATCTTCAAAGATTGGTTCCCAGAACTTTTTCTTAAGAGTATCTTTTTCTCTTACTTTAGGTTCTAGTATCTCGCCTGTTTTCATATCAACTGCGGCGTACCAACCAACATTTGGTTTAGTGACATATCCACCAGCCATTGCTACATCAAGCAATCCACTGTATTGTTCTATACCACCTTCCCATGAAACACTTATTGGAATTTTAGACTGTTCTTTTACAAACCTAGATTTCTCTACTTTAATTATAAAATGATACCCTTGAATTTCAGTACCTTTTTTATCTTGACGTCTTCCAATAATCCAGATATTATCTGCTGAATAGTAGATACCTGTTCCACCACCAACAACATCTTTTGGAAATAATCCAATCTCTTTATATGTATGGTTAACAGCAAGTAAAGGGACATTCTTCATAGTAAGATAAGGAGTGACCATTCTGAATAGTCCCTTTAATGCTTTAGCTCTTGACATGTCAGCGACTGACTTTTCGTTAAGAGCGTCTTCCAACTCTTTCTTAGAAGCTAAGTTTCCAATAGAATCAATAACAACAATTACTTTATCGCCTCTTTCTATATTTTCGAGTTGGCCTACTAAATCGAACTTAAGTTGTTCGACATCTGTAATAGGTGTGTGTAATACTCTGGATGTATCAATCCCAAACGTTTCAAAATAAGATTGTGGTGAACCAAACTCTGAATCATAAAATAATAATACTGAATCTTTATATTTTTTCAAATAAGCACTCGCCATTATTAATCCAAAAGAAGTTTTAAAGTGTTTTGATGGTCCAGCTAAAACTGTTAATC